ATCAATGCTCCGCCAGGGAGTAACCACCCCCATTTGCTTTCGTAGGCAGTTTGAATACCAGTACCGGCAGCACTAAAGGTTGTTTTTACCCCATCCCATATGGGCTTCCAATTATCCCTGATCCATATAATAGCCTTAATCAATGCTCCACCAGGGAGTAACCATCCGAAATTGCTTTCGTAGGCAAATTTAATACCAGCACTGGCAGTGCTAAAAGCATCTTTTGCCCCATCCCATATGGGCTTCCAATTATCCCTGATCCATAGAATAGCCTTAATCAATGCTCCGCCAGGGAGTAACCATCCGAAATTGCTTCCGTAGGCAGTTTTAATACCATCACAAGCAGTGCTAAAGGTTGTTTTTGTCCCATCCCATATGGGCTTCCAATTATCCCTGATCCATAGAATAGCCTTAATCAATGTTCCGCCAGGGAGTAACCATCCGAAATTGCTTTCGTAGGCAGTTTTAATACCAGCACTGGCAGTGCTAAAAGCATCTTTTACCCCATCCCATATGGGCTTCCAATTATCCCTGATCCATAGAATAGCCTTAATCAATGTTCCGCCAGGGAGTAACCACCCCCATTTGCTTTCGTAGGCAGTTTTAATACCATCACTGGCAGTTTCAAAAACTGTCTGTGTTCCCTTCCATGCAGCACCCCAAACATCCTTAAGAAAAAGGATTGCCTTAATCAATGCTCCACCAGGGAGTAACCACCCCAATTTGCTGCGGTAGGCTTCAGAAATGAAGTCAAAGGCTATGGAGAGGCCATGTATAATATCATCCCATTTCTTCCATATCACGATGCCAGCCAATACGACTGCGGCCAACGCCAGGATGATCAGCGTAATCGGCCCCATTGCAATCGTGAGTGCAGCAAAAGCACCGGTTAAAATCGTAATGGAAGCAACCAGGGTTGGAAGGATAAGAAGGAAAACACCAGCAGCGAATGACATTGTTCCAAGGGCAGCGGCTGCGATAACGATAACTTTGGTCAAGTGTGGATGTTCTTCCGCAAATGCGGTAACCTTTACGGCTACTTTAGTCAAAAAAGCAGCCATCTTTTCAAGCGCAGGTAACAATCCAATGACTATAGCCTGATGAACATCGCCCATTGAATTTTTTAGTTGGATAAATTTATCGGCATCAGCTTCGGCATGACCGGCAGCAACACCCATGACGGCAGCCAATCTTTCTGTGAAATCAGCTGTCGCATCTACAGATACACCGGTTGCGTCCGAAGTATTAGTCAAACCAACCATGAACTTCGATAAGGTTTCAGAAACAGTAGTGGCTGATCGCCCAGAGAATGCAGCGGCATCAAGGACAGCAGGGAGAGCCTGAAGAGCCTTTTCTTCATCCCCGATTACAGCAACTAACCGAGTGAGAACTTCACGTTGTTCTTCATCGCCGAAGTTCGTCTTTCTCTGTAGAGAAGTGATAGTGCGTTCAATCTCTTTTCTACTACTTGCATAAGATGAACCAACCCCTTGTAGTGCAACGTCGAGTTTACGAATACCTCTCTCTTGCTCATTAACACTTTTGATACCTAATGCAAGCACACCCAACGTTGCAAGGCCGAAACCAGTCAAGGCAGTTCCGAACCCTCGTATCTTTCCAGCATTTTGTTTGATGCTGTCATTAAACCGTGCGAACCGGCCTTGAGCTTGATCAAGCGATTTCTTGGATTCATCCTTGACCTTTAGCAGCACTGATAGAGTGGCAATATCAGCCATGCTGCTCCTTTGCTACCTTATTCATCTTCATCATCATCTTCATCCAACAGATCGGTCATCCACTTCCAGAGCTTCACTTGATCCGAAGTCAACTTGTCAAACCCTTTGTCCTGATTGATCTGTGCTTTGATAGCTTTCCATGACCGGTAAACATTAACCATCCGCACTTCTGTGACATTCTGTCCTTTTGCGGTTTCAAGGTCACAGTTAAATGTTTCTGCGATCTCACTTAAAGTAGCGTCTGGGGGTTGGGGGTAGTCACCGTTACGGTCTGCGATATATCGGGCAAGAGCTGTGTACCGTTTTTTAGTTCATCATCCGATTGGTCATTTATAGACTGCACCATGAGATAAGCCAGTTCATCATTGGACAGGTCTTTGAACGCTGATGGATTGTTCCAAGGTTTTGGAAGAAGCTGACCTTGGAGGTCTGTCCAATTCCAATCAATAATGCGTCTTGCTAGAGACTCACAAGTTGCATCAATCCAATCAGTAGTTTCCTCCGCATCAATGTCTTTGCCACTCATACCTTGAAGCCTACTCAGCATAATCGATTCCCCAACGGTTATCACGGGAATATATTTGATCCATTCGCCGATGTGTACATAGGATAACTGGCCTTCCTTAACAATCGCACCATCTGCAATGATCCTCCCGATGCTGATAGTGCAATCATCCGATTTACGACATATTGGAGGGATTTTCCAGTTAGGTTGTGGTGGGACGATCTCGCTATCCACCACAACCGCTGGCACTTGACTTTGATGTTCTTGCTGCATTGGGTCTCCTTTACTTAGTTCTGTTATTTAGTCTTTATTTAAGCTCTGGTCGGTGCGGCTCCATCAGCAGCAGCGGAGCCACCATTGTGCCGCAAACTGAGCGAATACTTGATAGCGTCGTTTACCGAGGCTGTGATTGAATAGCTGGTTACGATAGCGAAACCGTTATACCCTGTGGAGCCATCCGGCTCGAAGTCCCATTCTTCGCCTTCCAAACCCAACTCACCGAAGATCGTTGCATCGCCCTGGGACGATGCAGGGTCCCAAGCACCGTCTGCATCCATCGTAGCTGTAGGTTTGCCAGCTAGGAAGTTCTGCCACGAATCCGCAAAGGCTGTGATATCTGCTTCCGGAACACTGAAGTTGACCGTAGCGGAACTAAGTTCATCTTCTAACGCCACTGAATCAAAAGAGAAATCCGCATCTTTACCATGAGTTCTTGCCATTATGCACCTCCATAATTTGCCCTCTGAGGGCTTAAATTGGATTCTAGGGCTATTACGACACTACCCTGGTAGTTGCACCGGAATTTTGGATAGAAGCCGAATAACTGGCTTTATCCCCGACAGGAAAAGAAATCGAAAGAGACGCTACCAGAGAACCGGTTGGGGCTGATGCTGCACATTGATACTCCGGATCATTGGTATCCGGCCCAGAACCAGTAGGGTCTAAAACGGTTGCAACTACTCCACCACCCACGGCATCAAATAGAGTATTGACACCCTGGCTGGCTGCTGGATCAAGAGAACCTCCAATATCAATCGTGACGTTTTTCTTGCCAGCCAGAAAGTTTTGATATATATCTGCAAAAGCCGTAATGTCGGCTTCAGCAACCGCGAAGTTGATTGTCGCCGTATCGAGTTCATCTTCAATAGCCACTGCGTTGAAGCTGAAATTCAAGTCTTTGCCGTGCGTCCTCGCCACTCTTCACCTCCACATTTAATCTAATGATCCGGATCAACCATGTCGTCAGTCATTATATTCTCGAACGCCGAAAGCTATCACAATGCTAAACGCCCTACTACCACCACCAGACACAGTGGCCACCGCCCTCCAATATGTATCAGTGACCGTAGCTGTAATTTCTTGGACTTCATAGGTGGCTGTACTGGTCTGATTGAGAGTGGTAAAGGTAGCCCTGGTAGTTTCACCGCCTGCTGAAGCATTAGCATCACTCTCTATGGTAACCACCAGATCATTGCTTCCTGATCCTGATGGAGCAGCTAGCAATCGCAGGACTGCAACACCACGTTGACTGGCACCGATCGCTCCCTGTTGGTACTTGGTGCCAGTAGCAGTGGACGAAATAGCTGTAGCAGTATAGAGGATGATGGATCGGTTTAAGGCATTATCACCCCGCCAGTTAACATCAAGAGTGATCGCTTCACCAATCGTGGATGCCCTGGCTTGATCGCCTGGATTAGTCAAACCTTCATATCCGAAGGAACCAGCTACTGTATCTTGATAAATTCCCAATTGGCGGTCTACTGTCGTAAGGTCAGCAAACATTTCAATATCATAGCCACCAGAGGCGGGGTCAAGTAGACCACCTATGCTGGCTGTGAATCCTGGCTTGCCTTCCAGGTAGGTCATATCAGTATCAGCAAATGCAGTGATGTCAACTAACGCATTGGTTACGTCAATTGTACAAACATTGGATACACCAGAAAAATCAAATTCATCTACATAATGGGCAACTGATTTAGCATGGATTCTAGCCATAATTATGTACCTCGCGACCGTTCATTTTTCTTACGTCTGAGCGGGTTGTCTCGTTTCTTTTTTATCGCAGCAGCACTCCGCACCAGTAAGGCTTTTTGTTCTGGAGACCCATCATAGACTGCAATGGCTCCGGTGCTAAAAAGTCTTTCAGCATTAACACTTTCATCGCCATCCAGTTGGAACCTTTGCCCTGCCTCAACCTTGGTAGAACTCGGAATAGAACCTGGAGCATTCAGTATGTTTAGACGAACAAGTGCAATCAACCATTCTTCAGCTAATTCGTTCTGCGAATCCTCCATCGATCAATTCCTTCTCAGTTAGTGGTTCGTCACCGTCTAGGCTGAATACATCACCATGCGAAATTATCAAGAATGTGCTAGAACTAGAAGGCCCATTCATAAGCCGGAACTTTTTCAATGCCTTTAACACAATACTAGGATATGTACCCAAGGTCTGACGTTGAACTTCTCCTTGCTTGCTCAGCTGTTCCAGGCGATCAGCTGCATCCTGAGCATTCATAGTTATACTCCTACGGCTCATCAGCCCAGATATCATAGAATGCTCCTACGTGGAACCAGCGTTCACGTCCAACGTGTTCAGAGAAGATCACATCCCGCACTTTCTCGCAATAAAGGAAAGTATGATTTTCAATGCTCAAAGTAGCGCGATCCAGAAGATTGATAATCTGGCTCTGGATATCCTGGCCTGGTTTAGGCCATCCATCATCCGTAACAGCCTTCACAAGGTAACGAACTGTGTGGTATTTCTCGGTAGGACTGAAGGATCGAGAGGAATCCACATTGTCAACGAAGTTAAAGACCACGAATGGTGGTGCAGTCTCTTCCGGTGCTATCCAGTTATGCACTCCACCTGTTGCAAGACTAGTAACAGCAGATACATTTAAGGCTGTGAAAAGGCCCTTATCGCAAGCCTGCACTATATTGTCAGTCGACACTGGTGAAAAGCTCCTCAATCTCATCATGAAATCGCGGCTTGACAGACAGGAGAGCTGGCACCATGTAAGGACGGGCTGGCATGTTGCGAGTGCCGAGTTCAAGGAAATGGGCGTAATCGGTGCCGGTGTTAACCTGACCACCGATTCCCATTGTATCTAATTCAGTGTGAATCGCTGCACGGTTTCTACCAGTATCGACAGGAGACCTCTTTTTAGCCTCAGCTTCAACCCTAAATAGGTTGCGCCGCACAATTTTCTTTAACTCCGGATGGACCGTATCTATTAATTTCTGTAGCTTCCGGTCATCAAGTTCGCTGCGAAAACTGACACTAATCATTATGCGTTTTTCTCACCTACTGAAATTTCTAGGTGACCAATACCAAAAGCCAAATTCGAAGGCTTCCGCACTCCTACAACCTCAAAGACACGCGATCCACTATCCATTGTGACCCTCTTTGTTTCATCAACCGCCACATCATGATTGGCATAGATAACGTATGTCCTCAGGTTATCTTCTCTGTTGAGCCGTATGGCTTCAGTGGTGCGACCACTGATTTCGGATAACCGGCCTTGAAAGGTGTTACCGTTGGCATAGCTACTGCTTCGCCCACCGTATCCATCGGCACTTAACGTCCGGTTCTGAATGGTAAATGTGGTATCTAGGAGTCCTGTAAACATGTACTACGGCTTCGCTTTCGATTGCTTCGCTACATCAGCTTTTAGTACTGGCTCAACTAATCGGTATTGCAATATCGAAACAATGGCATTGACTGACATATGGCCTAGTGCCTCAAGCTGTTTCGGATCGTCTATGGTTCCATCTTCGATTCTAGCCCGGGCATAACGGATAGTATCTCGCAGCTGTGTAAAACCTTGCCCTGGAACTAACCGTAAGATTGTTTCCACTAGTCGTTCCACTAATTTATTAATCATGTTTTTTACTCCTCACCATAACAACCATCGGGACAGAACTTCCATAGAAATAGCCCCAGTGCCGATCAGACCACCACCGGCCATCACCTTCTGCCGTGTTTTGTTTCCGCGTTCATAGAGTATTTCTACTCTGGCTTCCATAGCCTGGATGCGCTCTAAAAGGTTATCTTGGCTAACCTCTATTCGTCCCAACATGCGCTGAACATCATCCCAGGGAGTCATTGGCTATTCATTCTCCAATACCTTCATCCCCAATGCGATAACCCCTCCGATGGTACCGGTGGCTATCTCAGGCATCCCCTCGGTAATGCCTACCACTGCAAGTCCACCAAGCACTATTATGGCGAGGAATATCTGCGGCCGTACCTTGCCGATCATGATTACTTCACCGTCGTTTCGATCTCAATGTTGTTGTCGCCAGTGCTGTTTTTGACTGTCAAACTACTAAACAGGAAATCCGCCGTAGCTAGGCCGTCTCCTGTCCCGATCACCATGTTCTTTAGCGTCATCGTGCCTACGTTGAGGTCACTGATCACGCAATCCCCGCCAAAGGTGCGTACATTCGTTACTGTGAGCGTCTTGATGACTGCACCCGAGGTGCCGCCCCGAAGAATGATTTTATCGTACGTCTCATTGGTTGCAGTGAGGTTGGTATTGCCTCGGCTGGATGCTACCGACACGTTGCTCGGAGTGCCTACGGTCAAGGCGAAGCTATTTCCGTCGGCTTGGTTGTCCTCATAAATGAGATCATGGACGGTCGCATCGCTAACCGTGAGTTTTCCACAACGCAGTCCATCTACTGTCATGGTCTCAATCAGAGTGTCGCCAGTGCCACTAATCTCAAACACATTGACTACGCCACTAGCTACACCAACATCCAACTCGGATAGGTTGATGGTGCCGAACCGCTGTCCATCAATGGTCAGGTCGAAGCTGCGGGTTTCGGGGAGTTCTGCTAGATCGGAATTGCTGACCAGTGATCTGGGTGACTCTCGTAGATCGTAGATACCAGGATCGGGGATCGATGCCCAGGTTTTGCCATTGGCAAACAGCAGAATGAGGCCCACGGTAACACCGAATGCTATCACCAGAGCCATGCCTACCCAGATCATGGGGTTGCTATGCCCCGTAGCCATTGTGGGCATCGAGTAACGATAAGCTTGACGGTCTAACATGCGGATGCGGAACTTCACTTGCCACCTCCATTAACGCCAGTGGCTGCGTTAGTATCCTTTACACCGCCCTCACTCACCCACCGGCGGAAAAGTTCTCCGAGGACTGCTCCAACAGGCAGGTTTAGGGCCGCTACAGGTATCATGAGTCCCTCCACGTTATCCAGGAGGGATATGTCTCCGAGAATCCTTAAGCTGATCATCAAAAGCAGGATGAGCCACATCCAGACCACGGGGACGGCGACGAGGGCAACCAAAATTGTGGTGCCTGAAATGGTATCTGGTAACCCTCGCCCTGTTGGTTGTGCTGGTGGAGAAGGTGGTTGTGGTGGTGGTGATATATCGTCAGATGGTGTTGTCATGTATCGTCCTCCGATTTAATGCAAAACTCCCTGGACACAAACGCCAGGGAAGTCATATTGACTACACCGACGCTCTAGGCGTTCATCGAACCTCTTGGGTCTCTAGGGTGCTTTATTCGATTGTCGTAGAAGCTAGCTGTTTAATCCAACCACCTATGCCATCCGGAAGAAGTGCTACTTGTTCCTGGTCAACACCGAATTGATTGAGATGACTGCACTTGCACTGAATCTCAACGGACGATTTAAGTTCTAGATATAGTCGCTCTAGCTTCCGGTGGCACCGTTCACAGTAAACCCATTGCATCGCTTCAAGTTCATCTTCGGGAATGTGGATACGCACGATTTTCATAATACTGGGATTCCATAAGGGACCAAGGAATCCCAGATCGTTTCATATTCTTCCTTCACGCTGCCTTTGGTGTAGCTATAATCACCAAGTCGCTCTGCGGCCATGCCTTTACCAACTCGGCTATAAGCAAGCTCCGTCATGCGTAGCACAGCTTCCTGCACGGGGTACGGATATTCGTAGATATAGATATCACTGTTATTTGCGTGAGATGCTGCGGTCGTCCCATTGACACCACGCTCAACGGTGAGATTGTGGGTAGAAATGGCCGAAATCCAAAGCTGTTCGGACTCAATAAGGATTGTTTGACCGACTTCAAACTGTGTTCCAGCATCAACAGTCAGAGTAGTATCGGTTGAATTAAAAACTTCATTGACATCTGTTCCGGCATCATTATAAGGCGTCGCAGACCTACCTGTTCCATAACCCCACAATGCAGCAATCTCAATGACACGCTGACCAGATGAAAATGTAGCATAGTCCCCTTGCCGTTCATCCATCTGAACACCGCGTTTAGGGAACCTGGAACTTTCAAAGGGCCAAAGAATGTAATCAGTTGCTGCCAGGGTGTCTTCGTATGTTGCATCCTGGTTAGAGTCCATCTTGATCGTGGTGACGCTTAGGATATCCGGCACCCACAGAGTGCGAGTATCGTCACGAATGATGGGCTGTAAACTGAATTCCTGACGTTGGCGGGTATTGTTGAAACGCTCCAGAGGAATGTCAAAATACTTGGTGTCGGTAAGAACGTAGAAATGTCTTCCACAATAACTGTCAACTTCTCGGCTAGCTGCCTCAAGACGGCGAAGAAGCTGAGCATCCCACGTGGTGGTAGCGGCAGCGATGCTCAGGTTCTCCTTGATTTGATCTAATGTGGCGTATAAATTCACCTACAGGTTGTCCTCCCAGGCTTTTTCATCAAGTTCGATTTCTTTCCTGGTTCTATGGGGTCCAACCTTCCAGGGCAATAATCCATATCGATCACGCAGCATAGCCGCTTGTTCATCTCCTGTCAGTAATTTCTTGTCCGGTGCTGCTTTGGTAACTGATCTGGTTATCATCTTGTGATTCGGAGGACGTTCCAACAAATACTCCTGTGGGGATCGATTGGGTTTTCGTTGATTGTTCATGACCATTCGATCCTGGGACAATTATGCTAGATAGCAAATCATGAGGATTGGCTTCCTTGCCATCTGGTGTTCGGCAGATATCTTGCAACCGTTCTTTAATCAGGGCCATATCCATCCTCAGAGCAAATGGCCCTTGGCTATCTGTCCATTCTACAATCCAGTCATAGTCGGTCTGTTCCAGAGCAACCCAATCCAACTGATTAGCTAAGGTGTATTGGAAGGCACGGATGACTGAAGCCGCTGATACCATACCACTAGCTCCCTCTATCCGCTTTGGCCTACCTTTATCATCGATATCATGACCATAGCCATCATTAATCAGAAACATTACAACTTGAGCGAAGGTAGCTTCTTCAATCATGGCTTTGCTGTAGACGTTCGCACCAAGAGGCCATTGAGCAGCTCTGGCTTCTTCTAAAGATTCCCGCTGCTTACGAGCATCAGGGTCTACAATCCGAATAGGAAAACCTTCGACACCTAAAAAATCTGGGTGATATCTTATGTACTTCAATGGTCTCCTCTCATTTCAGCACCTTCATGGCTTATCGGGCAGCCGCAGTGTCCAGCGCAGCAATGGCAGAAGCAGAAAAATCGGCCAACGGTAATGCCACAATCCTGACCGAAGTAGCTCTCCGTGACGTAGCAGCGTCCACTACTTCACATTCAACCGTCAATTCGTAACTGACTGTGACGCTTTCATCTGCGTTTACGGTCTTCACCTTCCTCACCCTTGTCCACTCGTTATTCTCAATAGTCATTGCGTCCCCTCTCAGTTCGAATTCTCGTTTCCCGTCCGGTGCCGGTGGCTACTCGTGAAGGAGGCGTTTGATCCTTTAGCCTTGCTCTGACCACTGCCAGGGGTTCGCCGGTTTGGATAGCGACTTGGCGATACCATAGATATCGGGGCATATCATGCTCCTCGCTATCCCAGGGCTGAACGCTGAAAATGTGTTGTTGGCGGTTATGGTCGAAATAAGCATCAACCGCTTCGAAATACTGGGGGAACATTGTCGCAAGGTCTCTTAACAGACAGCACATGCGGATACGAAGGGTCTGTCCTAGGTAGGGATTTGTCCAGTCCTGTATGTTGTGAAATGTACAATCACATAGATCATCGCCATGCTGCCACCACGTTGTAGCAACAGGTTGTTGCAGAAGTTCTTGAAACGCTTGCATCCTACTTACCCCACATTGCTGACGGTGCCGTCAGCGACAATTTTTTTCAGAACTCCAGATGCAGAGAATATCCCGCTCGCATTAGTAATAGCACCCGCAGGAGCAGTGCCGTCGCGCAGCACGATAGCGTTGGTCGGCTGCGTAGTGCCAAATGTCGACGCTGTCCCCATAGTGAGCTTGACGCTGCCGTTGGCTACATCAATCTGTTGTCCCGATGATCCCAACGTCATAGTTGCTGAGGTACACAAAATCGTTGATGCTTGAGCAAACGTCAAACCTCCAACATCGGTGAGACGCATCTTTTCCCCAACGCTGCCCCCGGATCGCAAAAACCATGTAAACGCCGAGTCCTCATTCGCGGCATCAGTCCAGATAACGTTATTTCGACCTGCTGTCCGGCCCTCTGTTCCACCCTCATTTTCCAGAACGAAGCTGAGTCCAACTCCGAAACCATCGGTCGCTGTGTTAGTCGAGGAGTGCTCCAGTTTGAGGGGCTGGATCGCCGCAGTAGTACCGGTATCATTGACATAGACATCCAGGTTTGTCGTAGCAGCACGATTAATGCCGACATTGCCATCAAACTGATAAGCCCCTCCCGCAAACGTCAGAGTATTGGACGCGTGAGTAATGGTTATGTCAGCAGAGGCAAAATTGACGACTGCGCCCGATGTAAGAAAAATGTCATCACCAGCATATATATCGCCTACTACCCCTAAACCGCCGTCGGTATGGATGGAGCCAGTCGTGGTGGAAGTGCTTTCAGTCGTATCATCTACGCTGATAAGACCCGACGACGTAATTGTTTGATCGTTAGCAATGGTTATGGCTGTGGTCATCGTGCCGCCACTGGTAGATGTTCGGAGGAGCATTTCTCCACCGATTTGATTTGCGGCTATGGACGAATCGTCGACCACAAATTCAATCTGAGCAACATTGGTTTCCAGGTCTACTCCATCGTCGGCAAAGGCGGCCACAACTCCTAGCACCTCATTGTCTGTGACGATGGTATGGCTACCAATACTGGCATTGCCACCTTTTACAAGAGCCAACATCGGAGCGGCAGCATTGGTAGCCGTAGTAGAAAAGACCGCCGCCATAATTGTCCCATCGGCTTGCGCCGTCCCTAGCACTTGTAGTTCAGGTACTAAATCTGTTGCGCCATCTAGGGTAGATATGGTTTCTTGCGAGGTATGTCCAATAACTATTCCGTTGCCATTGTTGATTAGGAGGTTGCCTGCATAGCGCAATCCAGATGCACTACCGTATAGCTCTATGGCAGGGATATCATCTGCCGAGAATCCAATGGAGATCGCAGAGTCACCATCAAGGTCAGTAATAGCAATCACATTGTTGGCATCATCATCGAAATAGGTGGATACCACTCCACCCTTCTTCTCACCCAGGATAAAAGTCTCGTGCGATTCCCCTGTATCAACATGCTCGATATATCGCATCTACTAAGCCTCCAGACTACCCAGCACATAAACTCGGACTATATATGTCGCATTATTAACATTTTGATTAGCGACTTTGAACGTCAGCACATCATCGGCTGCGACCGGAGGATTAACAGATGTGCCGGAGAACACGATACTTACCTTTTCCGTGCTAGAGGTATGTCGATTCGCTCCGACACCCTCCAGCACATCATGCCCATTCGCATCTACTATCGTAATGTCATAGTTACTCGTGGGAGCGGTTGACCCTGGATTTGTTTCCAACGCCAGCAGTCTACCGCTCATCCTGGCGGTGATGTCAGTATTTGGGACGGAACCATCCGAGCTATCTCCAGTACAACTCAACTCCACCACCGCCACGGGGCCACGCTTGGTTGCAGCTTGTGTAACTGTTCCAGCCACAGATTTCTCCTTATGAGGCTACTGTAGTGGGTATCAACCGACCGGACTGGTCTACAGCATCAGCTTCGTAGTTCTCAAAACACATGCAGCTACCAGGGTCAAGCATCGATGCAAGGGTGCCTTCACCCATTAGGTTGTAAGCGATCATGCCGGTTGCAGCAGCCGTGAAGATGATCGCTGGCCCGTAAGTAAACCGGTTGCCAACGACCTCACATTGTGTCTGGGCAACGCCGGAGTTAATGGCTCCGGTGTCCCATCCGTTGGTGTCAGTGCCACCGAAGAACCGGCAATTGTGTATTAATACTTCGGTAACGATGGCTTCGATTTCAATCGCTGCATCGGCACCATTTGCCGTCACGACGAAGGTGCAACCAACAATCTCGGCACCATCACCGTCACCTGTGATCGTAATTGATTCCAAGTTCGTGGAGCCGATGTCAAAGTGACAGTTTGAGACCTTACAGTTTGCAGCGTTGATATCAATGGTTGCGCCACCAGAGGCGGGGGCGGTCGTCGCTTCGTTGAAGTAGAGATTATCTAGGACAACGTTGGCAGCATCTAGGGCGAAACAATCACCAGCCACGGCTTGCGTAAACTGAGGACGAGCCGACCCTTGCCCAAGGCCAAGAACCGAGATACCTGCGCTGTCCATTGTTGTCTCGTCGGTAATTGTTTCAGAATGACCAGGCAAAACAAAGATCACATCGCCTTGACTAGCAGTACAAAGAGCTTCGGCAGATTCAACGTCTGCAATAGCTTTATCAGGGTGCATTCCATATGACGAAGTGGTGCCGGTTGCTAGAGCGTTGCTGTCCACGAAGAACACATTGCCGGAGAAATAGTTGGCGTTAACAATGGAGGGGAGTTGACCAGGGGCTTGCTTCCAGAACAACCCAGTTCTGGAACCGACTATTGTGGCACCGCCTGCCACCATCGGGATTCCGTTACGAGCAAGCATCGCACTCTGGTAATGTCGGCGCATCCGTGACGGTAAACCGAAATACCAGAAACGTGTTGCCTGTCTATTCAGATGGCGTTGCTGGGCATACATGGGATTGCTGATTGCGCCAAACTGGAACAAGAGGACACGTATGTAAAACAGCTTGATCCAATTGGGGAATCTTCCCAAATTCATATTGAGCGATACACGTACAACATCAAAAAGGGAACATAGGAGTACCAGGGAGCGTATCCAAATGGGGCCTGAGAGACCGGCTCGTAGCATTTCTACCCTCGCTTTTCAGGATTGGCCTTTGTTGCGAGTGGTGGATTATCTACTAACTAGATTCCACCTCGCATTATGATGATTGTGTCACACAATTTACATCGCCTTGGGCGGTCATTCCAACGGGCACCGCAATGACCGCAGGTATAACCATCATAATCATTAATGGTGCCGTAGGCAGCTGTCCTACTGTGGGGAAGCCTACCGTGCCTACGAGCTACCCTGAGTTCCCACCAAACATTGGTATTGGTTGGGAGTGACCCAGTTACATCAAGCCAGACTCGTGCTTTGGCTTTGACCCTCTGGAGTTCGTCCGGTGTGAGGTACTCAAACGATTCATCGTACCAGTAAACTCCGTCCAGAGGGTCATCTTGTTCCGCGTAATGATCTACCGCTTGTACAAATAGCTCAGTGGGAAGATCTTTAGGAGCCTCCCTTTTGTTGAGCTTCCAAACCTTGATCCCGTCATCCGTCAAGTGTTATGACGGTCTCACGTACACTATGCTACCAGCGGATGCAGTTCCATCAAGCTGTTCGTGTGGGTAGTGGTAATCGTATCGGATAAAGACACCGAATACGTTGTCTGTTCCGCTATTACCACCTTCAGCCACATATAGGCGCACGTGGTTGAAATCGTTGCCAGCGTCCATCTTCTCTTGACGGGCTTCGATAATTACCTGATCGCCATCAGCATCGATAGGAGCGTCAGTATCGTAATTACCGCCACTGGCATCGGTGGTGAAATCCTTAACTCCAGTCCCAGAAGAGTCTGAAGCTTGCTGAATCCGGCATTCGTCCAGGTCATCGCCGGAATCCCAGGTGCCTAGCTCAACCTTAGCAAAGACACGGTCATAACCGAGCATGGTGAGGTATCCACCCGCATTCTGGGCATTGGTGCCACCGATATCGGCTTGTTCCAGGAAATCAAAAGTCGCTATTTCCGAAAGTTCTCGTCCCATATCTCATCTCCTAGCCTATGGCTCTGTTATTTAAGACCTGACTGCAAGCTCTACGAAGGGGCTGAGAGTGTTGCTGCCATTTTGTGGGGTCAGCGCAGAGATCATCCAGGGCTGACCATCGACTCGCTTTACAAACCTCCAGCAAATCTCGTCAGTGGTGAACTGCTGGTGCATTGACGAATCGATCCGCAAGTCCATTCGGTCACCGATCAGGTACTGGCTAAAGTCGGCCAACATGATGTCCCCGGCCGTTCCGAGAGTCTGGGCATGTTCGGTGTAAACGATTGGCCTACCGAGTAGGGTATCGGGCATGTCTGGCACTGAGGACTGCACCCACATGGCTGCTCCACCAGTACCAACGGCTAGGTTCATGGTCATTAACTGAGGGATAGTATCCGAGTTGGCTACCCATACAGCCCTACCATAAGAAGTCGGCATGATTCTAGACCGCATCTTCACCACGTTCTCATAAACAACTGTGGTAGCAGCCTGAGATGTTTCCTTAGCTACCGTGACACGGGCAGGTGAGTTCTGAATACCGAGTGGCTGACCTGCACCGTTGCCGGAGAGGAAACCGTCATCTTCGAACCAGCCTATGGCTCGACCGAACAGCTGGAACAGTAGAGCTTCCAACCCAATGGCCGAGTCCTGCAAAAGTTCAGTGGTTGAATAAGTGAGACCGACGAGCTTCCGGCTTCGGAGTTCAACCGATCCCAAAGTGGGCTGAGAGGCGGTAAGGGTTGCGCCTTCGCCTACCCAGTAAGCTTGTACGCCACCGAAGACGGTGGATGCACGGCTGCTTTCATCAATCCTGGGAATCTTGACAAGATCGCCAGCCATTGGGATGACAGTAGCTCTGGGACGAACCACTGCTTCCTCCATAGCATTCTGGAGCAGTTGGGCGCGAAACTCATCAGGGACAAGGAATCCACCATCTGCGCCGATCCCTTCGCTGAGTCCGGTGGCTCTGGTTTCCACAATCCCTATATTCTGGCTTCCTTCAAGTCTGGGGTCATGTCGCCCAAACTGAGAATTGTGAACCGATACAAGGTACTCGCCAAAGGATTTAAACTTGTCACCGTTTTCGTACGGACGACCGGTCGCATGGTCAACAGGGCCAGGAACAAATCTTTGGAGCGGATCGTTGGCTGGAGTAGGTGCGCGCCGACCACTGCGGTAATCATCGTGTTCTTCACGACTCCGCTGACCGGCAGCATCCAAAGCATCCTTGATCTGTTGCTCCACGTTCGGGGAGAGGTTCTTGTTGGCCTTGTCTACCGCTTCGGCACTGGCCTCCTCGATCGCTCTGCGGACTGACTCCGGTAATTGTGCCTGCATGTTCATACCGCTGCTCCTTCTTCTTCGGACTCGACTTCTTCCCAATGGGCAAAAAATTGGTCGATTTCAGCTTGGGCTTCTGCGCCATTTCCGTTATCTTCTTGCTGCAATTCAGCAAAGAACTCGTCAATTATGATTTGCTCATCGTCTTTGGCCTGTTTAATTTCTTGAACAGATGCAAGAGTTCGTGCTTGCAGTATTTTATCCATGATCGACTTCGGTAAGTATCGGGTCAAGTTTTCTACAGAGGTGAGGGTCAAGAGTTCAACTACGGATTCCATCGTGGTTGCCAAAGACTCAGTCAAGCTGGGTTCTTCTTGACCATTGCGCTCCCAAGGTGGTGCGCCTTTATCAAAGTCCTTGTAATGCCTGGCGATATGGGACTTAACCTCAATTAGATCGTTATCGGAGATGTCGTCGTATTTACCACCTGCAATATCAGCAGCAACTGCCCGAACGCCTTTCCAAACGGTGGCATGGTCGTCGCTGGCATCATGATGGATACCACGGTAGGATCGTTTCCTACGCGGTTTTCGCCCTTCAACATAAACAGCCATGATCTCTAATTCATCAATCTCAGACTTAGCCACTTCATCGCCTTGCGACCATTCAACATCTTCGGGAGCCAGTGGATGCTTCTTATAAGGGATAGCATCCTTTTGCTCAAGATCATCGATGTCGCCAGGGCTAGTGTAAGAGAACGCCTTATTGGACGGTGTCCAAAGGCCAGCTAGGTTCAGCACATAGTTGCTGATAGATTGTGCTTCATCAATGGACACTGCGCCGAGTGTAACAGCTTGCATAAGAGCATTGGCATTGGCAGGAACAGGCACTGCGGAAAGCTCTAGCAATTCCTGTTTTAGAAATATCTTGGGCATGAAAAATTGGGAGGGGTCATTGTCAGCTTCGTCGAGGAATTTCCACTCTTTGGGGATGAATCCTACTGAGACGGCAGCTAAGTAACCGCCTTTATATAGTTTATATATGGTGTCAGCGAATTCATATTCGGCAGATGTGGCAAACTGGATATCAAAGATAAGTTTGCCGTTCTCCGAGGTGATTACTTGGGCTTTCCCTATGGGAGGTGCGAAGTAATCGTGCGCCCACAAAAACACTGGGTTCTTGATAAAGTTGTCAAGCTCCCAGCCTTCAGCGAGGATACGATCACCGCCACGGTCTTGGCTTTCATCTGAACCAATAAAACGAAGCACTCGGTTCTTCTCTTCGCCCTCTTGCTTTACATTGTAGGAAAAAGAGAGCTGAACCTTCTCGCTCGACACATTAGCTTCAATCATGGAAGCTCCTAATGTTACTCCCGTGACTACGATACTGCTGCTATGGGTCTCCAATAATAAGGGAGGTATAAGTTGTATAAAAAATAGCAAATTGCCTTACAACAAGTCAATGGGGGAAATGTCCAGGCAATAAATAGGCTCTCCGTATGGCGCAACCGGAGAGCCTTTGCAACGGAGGAGATACTGTGCTTCTACGCAGTATCTCAGGATGATTCTATCATTATAAAATCACAGGAACAACAGTACACCGACAACTAGGATGGGCAGGAGGGTGGCTGAACCCACCAGGGAAATTCTTATGGAGATCAACGACGACACCATTCAAAGCTTCACAGATGGAGTCTTGCCGTCCATCCAAAGAAGTCAGCCATTCCATACCATCTACTACACCGGATTCGATATATCCCTCAACGGTGCCACGATTAGACATCGTAATGACTTCAGTACGGGCAATGTTTCGTGATCGCCGCACAGATGCTTCGGACATGACGGAACGTATCCTCGATTGTAATGCCGGAATACCTTCTTCTGCGGTGAATCCTGCTAACAAAGTAGTAACGACAGCTTTTCTCGTTATCTCATTGATTCCAACAATAGCTTCCCCAACATGTTTTCTAATCCAAGCCATTGCTGTGGCATTTAATTGGACTTTCCGGATGCCATCCGTATGTGGTTGTTCAGGATGTACCAATGCATCACCAGCATCTAAGCCTTGCTCAAACACGAAGATAAGCATGGGGAGAAGCTTTTCTTCCATGATTTCTGTAAATTCATCTAATGGAAAGATCAGGTCATCAATAGATGCAATGCCTTGTATACGTCGAACCAGATCATCTGCTTGATCTTCGAACAACTGTTGAAGAACCTTCACGACAGGGGCTTCCATTGCTTCTGTATCAGTTACAAATTGATGCCAGATGATTTCCTTCTGTTCAGTGGTGTATCGGCTCTTCGGCATCACCGGCAATGATTCATCATCATTGGTTGGCGCAGAATCAGATGAACGCCGATAAATAGTTTCTTCAGCACCGTTCAAAGCGCGGTTGATCATGCGTACCATGCCACCTTCAAACACATTCCGGTCCTCACCGATAGCCATCATCGGAGGTGGACGGTCCGCTGGGTTAACTGGCACTTCTATCAGTCCAGCAGCACGTAGATAAACGTCGCCTCCTGGTACCTGGTCGAAGCCTAATAACTTGCGATATTCGTTCACGGTAACAGCACCGGACGACAACTCCCTAGATGCTATGTTGACTTGCTCTACCCTGTTTTGCGGAGCAGGGTCGGTGAAATCAAGTTCAATATTACCACCAAACATAGGCACCAGAGTCATGTTGAGCTTGTTCCTGATACGTCGAAGCCTTGTTCTAAGCACATGCCTTCCATATACATTCTCGGCTTCTCGCGCATTGGCAAGATTGACGTTTTCAGACAGCCCCATAATGTGTTGAGGAACGCCGTACAAACCAAGAATATTGTCACGGCCAAGCTTCCTAAGATTAAGATGATCCATATCACGCGGACTTAGCGAAACGGCCTGATATTCCAGGTCACCAGTAAGCACGGCAATAGAGTGGGAAGCACCCCAGCCGCTGTACTGTTGTTTCCACATCTGCTTGATCTCTTCTTTTTGCTCTGGAGTGGTACGACCAGATTTGGTTCTTAGGATGCCTTCGGGTGTCGCAGAGTTAAATAGCATATTTCTGTTCCACTCTGTCGCAAACCGTTCGGTATCTAGTTCAGTTGCCATCGGAGCTACGGGAGCCTGTCCACGGTACATATCTACAGGATTGGGGGTCTTGAAATGGATAACCTGTCCGATCTCTAAACGTTGACGAAAGTTCTGTAAGCGATACTCGTAGTGATCGATAAAATCAGTGGGCGAAGGCACCACAGTCATCCGACTGGGTGGAACGATCCATATTTCAGTTGGGATTCCTCGGTTGTCACGGTTCAGAATCCAGAAGCTTTCACCAGGTAAATCCATATACATCTGATGAAGCTCTCGTACTTCATCGCCAGATTGGAAAGGATTGGCCTTACCTTCCAGCAATTCTAAAAGCGGATGGGATTCAAGCTGGCCCTGGCGTTCTCCATTACGGATGCTGTATAACTGCCAGTCAACTTCTGATACTGACGATGCGATCTTGGACACTACGGCATAAAGCCATCCAATCGAACCGAAGGCTTTTGTATAATCCTCGGCCCTCATGCGCGGGGGAATCTTCATCGTCATGTTGGTGGACATGGGAACTGGTATGGATCGGAGGATAGGATTGGGAGAAGTAGCTAAGGCAAGGGATGCCTTATTCACCATTGATGGAACGAAGGATTTGATACCCGTGACAATGCTCATTGGATACCCCTTCTAGTTACTGGTTGATTTATTATATCAATTGCAGCAAGACGGTACAGTCTTAACATTGGCCTGTAAAACTAACAGTGTTGACAAACATTCTGGAGGAATGTTCATAATGCTTCATAAAGAATTAGAAGGTGATCTGTGAAAGTAGTGATTTTGTGCGGAGGGTTTGGAACCAGGCTGCGCGAAGAGACAAAGGATGAGGCGGCGGAGAGGAGAGACCAACAATGGCGGTAAACGCTTACCAAGTGAAAGTTGCGGAATGTTTTTGAGAAATGACCTTACTGAAGATGGCGAAGCGTATATAAGACAATGCGCTATTGACGGCGTTATTCTTCTGGAATGGCAAGAATGCTATTCCTACCTCGGCATATAATTTTGGAAAGCGAGATTGCTGTGATTTATGAATGTCCACATTTAGGATGCTCCGACAAAGTTCAAGGCGATGATATGCAATCGGTGATGCGACCTTTGGTAGATCAAAAGGTAACCTTTACTGCTATCAAACCATTACCGCACGATTTTATTGATGCTGTTTTCGGTGTATCAGGTAGACAGGCTCATCGAAAACTCCAATGTTCTCAATGGTGCCGAAGGGGTCCTGATTGCCGACAATCCTGACCTCGTAGCCAATGTATACCCAAGGTGTTCCTGCATCATACGTCGATGCTCATCTATCCGGTGGCCTCGTATCTTCCGTTGCTGATATGGGTAAACCATTATATCCATCCGCCTTGTCGTAAAAAGCGTTCCACCACTTTTGGTAGGATGCCATTTCCAAGGGCACTAAATTGACCCACCCTATCGGTAACCCCATCAGCCACTCTACCCACCTCGGGTTCAGTTTCCCACCAACCTCCCTTGGTAGAGACGATTGGTGGCCTCCCCGTTCCGTTGTGCCCGTCCCTGGTGCGCCCTTGTAGTCCCTGCTGTTCGGCGTTGCCCATCGTACTACATCCCCCAGACTCTCCCTTGCTGGCCCGTGGGGACCGTCCTGCGCCCGCGGCGTCGGCCCATGCTGAACAGTCTCTCGTAGATTCATACCCCTCTTGCCATTGCTGTAGGTACTGGTGTTCGCATCGGGTGTAGGCCATAGCCTCACTGCCGTATCCAGCGTCAGACCGAAGCCGTTCCCGTTCTTCTTCGTTGCTTGGATGGATGCTCTGCGCTCCAACAGCTTCTCCAAATCCTTCTCGCCCTGTTGCCAGTTGGACGGGGTGGGCCACATCCCGGTCGCTGCTATCGTCCCGAGGCCCGCCGTCCCATCTACATTTTGATTGCTCTTGAATCGTACTCTCCCACTCGTTGTCCGATACATTTGTTCCTCTGGCCGTCCAAGGCACATCGCATCTGCTGCCTGCGGGGTAGGCAAGGCACCACCACCTATAACGAAGGTGTGGCGCACCGACTTCGGCGGCAGATACGCAGTCCCAGATACAATCGTACCCTGCTTCGGCCAACTCCCCGACCACGGTTCCAGCATATCCTGGTTCCACAAGGAGACCTGGTACGTTCTCCAGCACTGCGAATCTCGGTCCCACTTCCCGAATGATTCTAAGGGTATCGGGCCAGAGGTTGCGTTCATCCTCTGCTCCTCGTCGTTGCCCTGCGACTGAGTGGGGCTGGCAAGGGAATCCTGCCGTAATGATGTCAACCAGTCCTCGATACTGGGTGCCGTCGAAGGCACGTATATCGGGGAAGATGGGAGCATCATCGAGGAACCCATCGAGTATCCTCTGCTGGATAACCGCTTGGCAGTAGGGGTCAATTTCGACATAGCCCACCGTCCTTACATCAAGTCCTGCAAGTCGTAACCCGAGGCTGAAACCACCATACCCTGTGAATAAGGATAGTTCGTTCATCTAAGGATTAGATCGACACCATGTTGCCATCCAAAGGACATCCGACGTATCAATTCCTTGCCAGGTTCTGGCGTTGGTAGCATGTCGCAAACACAACCTTCCATGCGAGGGATAAATTTTAAACAGGCTGGGCATTGGTTGTTTTCAGAATCGTGGACTAGCTCGTTGCATTTCTTGCAATAGAAGTATTCTGCGTTTTCGCACTCGTTGCTATGGTTATCGGTATCATATATGCTCATTTCGTCTTCCTTCCTTCCTTTCTTCTTGCTTTTTTAGGCTCCCCATCCTTGCCCCTGACCGGAGTCAGGGGCAGGGATGGAGTTACCTACTGCAATTTGTGCAAGCCTTGGGGTCTATCTCGTCCATGACCCAACCTGGATCCTCTTCATCGCCAGTGTCTAGATAATTCTCGATGGCAGTGGCGAGATCGGGGAAAATGTATCCCTCTCCAAATGTTTCGAATAGTCGCCTAGTTTTAATGTCACCGCAACCCACCTTGTGGATATCAATTCCATGCCCAGTTACGAATGCTACTACATAGAGGCCATTTGGATTCTCAAACCGGTTCCGGTTCCTGGTGGCTATAATCATGTTGTCCCCCTTGTTAATGTTAATTACCATAATTAGAGTATACACCAATAGTGTATACAATGCAACCATTTAACGCATCAATTTCACAACAATCGTTAAATTGGTTAAAGAGGAAAGGGGCAATCAAAACCGAGCAAAAGAAGGAACTAGCTAATTAGTTCTATGCCAGCTTCTGGAACCTGGAGCTTAGCAAACGCTCCGGAAACCGCGTCGATCTGGTCGTCATGTGAGCCATTGGGGAAGGACTCGGCTTCGTCAAGGTAATCTGTAATCCAGGTTCCTGCGATCAACCGGAAGTTACCAGCCTGGGCAGTAGAACTAACCGGATTGGCTCGTTCCTCTTTACTGCCGGTCGGTCGGTCACCGTAACAAATGTATCCTTGGAGGACTTTGCGGATGTAGTGGTCTATAGTAATGACACCGGAAGAACCTGGTTCTTGTTCAATGTAAATCGGAGTATTAACACCATCAAGGGCAGCGACCTGTTTGATAAGATGCTCGATATCAAGAGGGGTTCCTTGGATACGCACCATATGCATGATGTAGTAAATCCCATCTTCATCGATGCCGACAAGCGCACCGGCTGTCCAATCAGGATCTTTACCTGGCGCAGGGGCTGTAGCAGCCATGTCCCAATAACGCACTTTGTCTACGAGATTAACAGGCACACGATCCAAAGGAGCTTTGAACCATTCGCGCTTGAATTTTCCACCTTGCTGTCTGGCTGACCAATCTCCTCGTAGTAACTGCGCTTTTGTGACAGCATCTAGTTGCGACAAGGATTGCACATATGCTGCACGATCAAGGAACGGGTTATCAGCAAGCCGTGCAGGAATGAAAATACGGCCCTTGGATTTTCCTTCCACCACAAACCGCTGCTTGACCCAGTCATGGCCTCTTCCACCAGGGTTGGAAGCAGAGCGCATCCTTAATGGGATGTTGCTTCCGGTAGGACGACGAAGTCGAGAGAATAAATAAGTGTATTGCGATTGAGTGAACTGGGTTAGTTCGTCGAATCCAATAAACTGGAATTCAGTGGACTGATATCGATATTTGTGGTTTTCATTATCCATGTAGGCAAAGGTCAACGTTGCCCCGCTCGGGAATCTCCACTCTTTCGTCATCTCGTGCCATGTGCAATCCTTGCCATTAAGCCATTCCTTGGATCGTTCCATAATTGCACCAGGAAGAGCAAGGTCGGCAAAAGTACGCCGGAAGAGAATGGCGTGATAGTCAGGTTCATCTACATACTGTAATGCTGCCATGAGCAAAGCTTCTGATTTGCCACCACCGGCAGCACCACCGTAAAGGACTTCTTGTACATCGACCAGCATCAAAAAACGGGCTTCTTTGTGTGTCGGTTCATGAGGAATATAACGATTGCGTACAACGGTGAACCCAAGAATACCTTCGCGTAGTTTTATTGGATCAATTGATGCAGTTACCATGATGTCTAATCCACATCGTATTCATCTTGTTCTACTACTTGAGACTGTCCATCAATAAGTTGATCCATATCCTGCCAGGGGTCAGCACGAATATCAGCAGCGTACGCAGCCAATTGTTCAGTTAAGCTCATTGTATGCTCAACTTGAATAGGCCCACCTTGATCTCCGACCAACTCAAGTCGATTACCTACAGCAACATCCAAGCCCAAAAGACGAGCGCGTCGCTCTAAAATTTTTAGGACACGATCAATAGTTGGGAGGTCTCCAGCCCTGGCTCGGCTCCAAAGGGCCATTAGCAAAGAGTCCAGTCGTGCTAAGTCCATTTGACGCGCTTCTTCAGATGGTTCTTGCAGCGTCTTAAACAAAGCGGTCTGGACGGCGTTATAGGCTCCTTGCTTGTTGCTATATCCTAACGCCTGGGCGATCTCAAGATAGGTCGCTCCAGCCTTTCGCAAATCCACTGCACTTCGTTGTCGATCAACCGCTGCTATGCGCCGAGGGCTGGTTTTGCTTTCTCTAGGCATCACTCCACCCTCCGGGGCTCCAGGCCCATCCCGGCCATCCGCTCTAGGGTCACCGCCACATACTTCGGCTCGATCTCCATCCCGTAGCAGATGCGTTCGGTTTGTTCACAGGCGACCATGGTGGTCCCGGAGCCGAGGAAGGGGTCGTACAGCGTCTGGGCAGCATCGGTTATATTTAGAATTGCCGCAAGGAGTTCCACCGGCTTCTCAGTTGGATGGTTCGGATTACCTGTTCGCTGACAGCGAATAACATTACCCAGGGCCTTGTGGTTGTCAAATTTGATAATGTTTCGACAAGCAAACATGATGATTTCGTGTTGGCTGCGCCATCCAACACCCATACCCGGAGACCCCTTATCCCATACAATCATCTGCCTTACACCAAAGCCTGACGATTCCATGACATCATAAAGGTTGACCCACATTTTCCAATCAGTAAAGACGTAGGCGCCCGCACACTCTATCTCCCCAATAGCTCGTTTAATCAATGCTAAATACCCATGTGTCGACAACCTGTCATTAACTATTTGGGGCACAGGTTGGCCTTGCTGAACTGTTCCAATACTGCCACTGGCCCTTGATGCTTCTTGAAAACCCCCAGAGGAGTACGGTGGGTCAGTCATAATAAAATTAGGTGCCACACCTCCGTACAGCTTCCGCCTGTCTTCCGGGCTTGTACAGTCTCCGCACATTAAACGGTGTACCCCAACCTCCCAGAGTTGGCCCCGTTCGGTCCCCCACTTAGCTAGCAACTCAGCGGCCTGATCCAACTGAGGCCCTGGATCGGGTGCTCCTCCATGTTCTATGGGTAGGTGTTGCTGCTTCCGTATGTCATCCAGCATGGCACTCAGGTCCGGGCGCTGGATGCTCTCCAACAGCGCCGTGAGGTCTCCCTTGTCTGCCTCGGCCATCGCTGCCAGGGGATCCAAGGTCGCCAAGACCACGTCCGCCTCAGCTTCGTCCAGGTCCACCACGAGGACGGGGACAATGGCCTCGGGATCGAGCCCGGCCCGGAGGGGGCCATCCAGGAGTTCGATCCCCTGGTCCGTCTCGCTGCCTATGAGGGCATCCGCCCACCCAACCTCGGCAAGGACCGCCTGGAGGTGCTTCTGCTGGGCCGGAGAATGCCGCCTCCAGTTCTTCGGGTTGGGAACCAAATCCCCGGCCCGGGCCCGGCGGAGGTCGGTTATTCGATCTCTAATATCTGCCATCAGCGTCCCCTTTATCCATTTGATGCAGTCCTCTCGAGGGTCCGGACGATGTCATCCCAATCACGTGGTCGCCATATATATACCTGATGTCCAGGGATTTGTTGCAGCATTTCTAACACCTGTTTTTGCGCAGGTGTTAGCTTTCCCTTCTCGGTCTTTAGCTCGGCGATCACCATCCGTGGTGGTCGCAACAAAACAAGATCAGGCCATCCTGCCGGACTGTGCTTGCTGTTCCACGTGCGAAACTCCTGCCAACCGAGGCCACGGGCCAGTTGCACTACGTGGTTAGCAAAGGTTTTTTCGCTGATCGCCAAATTCGCTGGCACCCTCGTTCTCCTAACGGTTGGCATAATCCCAATGATCTACACCAGTGCGATGATCCCCTGCTGTAATGTACGCTAAAGTAGTTATGCCAGTATCGGTATCCCATAGCCTACTTGCAATCGTGCTGCCCAATACGAGGGCGGTTTTATCACGGGATAGATGCGTGGCAAGGGCTGTCAGCTTCTCGTCTTGATAACGTTCATTTATGATTGTAGAAAGGGTGGAGACGCTAAAGCTGGTAGCGTTCACCGATCCAAGTTCGTCCAGCAGCAGCACTTCGGCGTTAATGTAAGCAGCCTCTACATCGTACATGCTAGGGCCATCAGGGTTCGCAATCGTGGCCCGTAGTTTGCGCAGGAGCATTTCGGCACTTTCATATTTAACCATGTAGCCATCCGCAACCATACGTCTACCGGCTGCTTGCAGTAGATGGCTTTTGCCAGACCCATTGGTGCCGTTGAGCATCAAAAACGGGGCAGTGTCAGTGCGCATGGCCCATGCCTGCGCCAAAGCTAGCGCATCTTCCGTTCCAGGTATTCGGTCAAAGCCTTTGGTAGTGTCAGTTTCCCCGATGTCATCAAAAGTTCGTGGTTTACCCTTGGGGAAATTGTTGTAACGGATCATCATTTCCGCAGTATGCTTAATTGCTTCGGGGCTTTCAGAAACGCAGTGACAGCGAAACACATTGCCGAAGTCGGGATGTTCCAAAGGCACTTTGTGACGTACCCAGCCAGTGCCTCTACAATCAGGACACTGCGTTACGGTTTCGTCGTCGTTCGGATAATCTTCGACTCTCGGTTTCAAACCGGTTCTCGATAGGATTGTGCTGAGGTTTTCCATTCCCTTTTGGTTGGTCATTAGTACCTCCGGTCATCATGCACCATGTACGTAGCACGGCATATAAGTTTCGATAGTGTCGTTTTCCTGTACCGCTGTGATAATCCCAACCACCACCTTTTTTGTAAGTGAAACTAGCAACCATAGCCCAAGCCTTCAACTCTACGGTTTCCGACGGTATTTGATGTTCACGTTGCCAGCGATCAAAATTATCCGCTTGCTTATCCACATAAACAAAGCCTTCAATATACGCCAGGATATCGTGGACAGTCTGAATATTATCAACATCCACCGGTATAGATATATTTGATGTTTCTTCTGATGTTTCTATTGGTGTTTGGGGTGTCACTGGTAACACCCTAGCTTGTTCGTTTTTACACCCTAGGTCTAATTTATTACACCCTAGGTTTTTGTCATTGTGTCTAAAATTACGCCCTAGCTCTATGTCAGATTCAACAACGCTATCCTCGGCACTTGGTTCAGCACGAGCGGAACTTTTAAAGGGTGGCTTAAGAAGACCTTTGCTTAGATCAATACGGTATTCGGTAGCATAACCGTTGCGACCTCCACCACCACCACGGCCAGGACTAACGGGTATCAACAAGCCTATCTTTACCAGTTCCTGAAGAATAGTCTGCACTCTACGGCGAGAGTAACCGGTTTTCCACATCATACGAGCTACGCTTGGGAAGACCTTCGTTCCATCGTCTTGAGCATGGTCGGCAAGGCAAAGCATCAAAGTCTGTTGAGTATGTGTTAACTCAATTGACCAAACCTGACCAGACAGTAGACCGCTCATGTAATCATCCTTATTGCGTGGTCTCGGAAAATTGTTCCACCTGAATGCTTTCAGCTTTTCGTTTCAGGGCATCCTCCAGTATAGGCACTGATCGTGTGGTTTCTTTATGTTCCACAACGTATAGGCGATCCCAATATGGCGACTTACATTTGGCACAGCGTGACGGTTTCGTCATATTTCGGCTATACCATATGTGACCGCAAGCAGGTCGTGCGCATTGGTTCGCTTCCACAGATACAGTGGGCATATTTAACTCCTTTCTATCCCGTGGGACATGGTTACCAACCATTTAACACTAATAGTGTGTAGTAGTCAACACTGTAAGTGTTACTAACACGTTTATTATACAGAGAGATGTAATGTTACACAACACTATCAGTGTAGGCACTGATAGTTACTCAAGGTTGACAATAATACACTATTGGTGTATTATTTTAAGGAAGGAAAAGAAAGGAGAGTGAAATGGAATTCGTGATATCTGACATCAGTGGAGACTTTCTAACATCAGTCACCATCGTTGCTGACAGTGTGGAGCAAGGCCATGAATGGGCAGCGTCTCATGCAGCTAGCCTCGGTTTCCCTGGAGTTATCTGTGTAAGCCCACGTTATCCGTTGGTCTGTTGCAACTGCGGTACACGAACAGAGCCGTTAGTGTCTTACCACCAATACGCTGGCGGTCATGGCAGTGTAGTCGTTGTGTGCTGCGATGATCGATCTGCATGCTGGGAACGTGAGAGGAGCCAATAATGATTGCTGAATCTGAATTAACAGACGCAGAACTGGTAGCAGCATTGTACGAAGCCAAAGAAAGCCGCAAGCGGGCATACGCTACGCATGATGCGCTAGAGCTAGCGTTACTTCAAAGGATGTACGAAAAGAAGGCCCAGGCCCTCGCTGGTGTTGGGATGAACGCCATCTTCGATGAAGATACCACCTGGGATGTGGGCATCCTGGAAGGTTTAAAGGAGCACATTGGCCCCGAAATCATCCTGACCGCCTACACTGCCGAGCACCAAGAAACGGTACCGGCAAAATGGGATATGCGCATCGTGCGCTCTTGGGGAAAGTTTGGAGAGGAAGTCTCTGAGCTTCTTGACCGGGCTAAAATCCGAGGCAAGCAACGGGTGAAGATTGTCACCACGAAAGAACCTCCGTCCAGCCATTAGGGGTTGACATGTGTACACCAACAGTGTATTATAAGGATAGAAAACAACATTAACAGATATGAAAGGAGCCCCACAACATGCAAGCCATCAAACAAGCCAAGGACTTCACCGGGTACATGATACTAAAGCACACCTGCGGAGCGATAAGCCGGGTGTATGTAGGCCCCTGGTACTTCAAGGGCTACGCCGCCGACGGTCGCACCCCAGCCGACCTTGATGCGACGATAACTTGCGCTTGTGGGAAGCAACTAAAAATAGAGCATGGCCGGGCCTTATATGGCCGGTATGTAACCACCACGATCTGCTCCGATAAATGCACCGGAGCCAGCGGGCCATCCTGCGATTGCCAGTGTGGCGGCATGAACCACGGCGGCAAATACAGCAACGATGTGAAATAGTGAGGGGCCTGGCCGAAGCCAGGCCCAACGCCAGGGCTGGTCCCAAGGCCAGCCAATATAAGCGAGAAGGTATAGACAATGGCTCAATATAAAGTGTTATGTGGCTGCGGCCACGAATGCTTACCTCATGGAGGCGCTCAAGGTCTCCAAGGAGGACCTAATGCGGGAGCCCGATCCGGAGGAGGTATCGGCATGACTACGGCGGTAGACCTATTCCCTTTCCAGGATGCTATCAGTCAATGGGCAGTCAACAAAGGACGGGCGGCTATATTCGCTGATACAGGGTTGGGGAAAACTCGGATGCAGCTTACATGGGCAGAGGCGATGGCAGGGCGCACGATCATCCTTGCTCCGTTGGCTGTGGCCTTACAGACAGAACGGGAGGCGCAGCTTATTGGCGTTGATGCTGGCTATGCCAGGCATCCCGACCAGGTCTCGGCCAGGGTGACTATTGCAAACTATGAAATGGTGGACAGGTTTAACCCCCAAGATTATCAAGCCGTGGTGCTGGACGAGTCTTCCATTTTAAAAAATGTTGACGCCAAGACTCGGGGTAAATTAACGGGGTTATTTGCCCAGACACCCTATCGCCTCTGTTGCACAGCAACTCCATCACCCAATGATATCGCTGAGTTGACCAACCACGCCGAATTCCTTGGCATCATGCGCCGGACAGACGTACTCGCCAAGTTCTTTGTCCATGATGATGATGGGTGGAGGCTCAAGGGCCATGCTCAGGAATCATTCTGGGAGTGGGTATCGACGTGGGCGATGGCTTTGCAGCGGCCATCGGATCTAGGATATACCGATGATGGTTATGACCTCCCGTCCCTCAACATTCATCATGTAGAAGTAGAGGGTGAAGCGGCTGCCTATGCCCAAGCAACGGGGCAGCTATTCGCCACCGAACTGAGGGGGTTACATGGCCGTCTAGCGGCCCGAAAGACGACGGTCGAACAGAGGGCGCAAAAGGCCATAGACCTTATCTCTGAACATCCCGACGATCAATGGCTAGTGTGGTGTGGATTGAACGAAGAAGGACGGCTACTCAAACGATATTTATCCTCTGCCACTCTGATAGAAGGTGCACATTCTTTCGATACTAAAATGGACGCCGCCCGCCAGTTCGCCGATGGAGGGCTAGGTGTCCTCATTAGCAAGCCGTCGATTATGGGGTTCGGCATGAATTTCCAGAAGGCGCACCGCATGATCTTCCTCGGTATCAATGACAGTTTCGAGACTTACTACCAGGCGATCCGGCGATGCTGGCGATTCGGTCAACAAGAGGCCGTTGATGTATATACCATCATGTCAGACCTGGAGCGGCCGGTTTGGGATAATGTCCAACGCAAGGCAAAAGAACATGAGGGGATGGTGCAAAAAATGATGGGATTTATGTCGGACTTTGGCAAAGCCGCCCTGCATGGTGCCATCGTCGACCATGAGAGGATGCCAGACGACACGGCCTCCGGACAGGGATGGACATTGCACCGGGGCGACTCGACCGCCGTTCTTCCCACTTTGGAGCCCGATAGCGTTGATCTGACAGTATTCAGCCCGCCCTTTCTCAGTTTGTTCGTTTACAGCGATGATGACCGAGACCTGGGGAATAGTGATTCCGAGAATGTGTTCATGGAGCGGTTCCGGCCCATCGTCGCTGAACTCCTGCGGGTCACCAAGCCTGGCCGCCTGGCCGTGGTCCATGTGGCCCAGGTGGCGGCGACATTAGCCCATGATGGTTTCATAGGGATCAAGGATTTTCGGGGTGCCGTCATCAAGTTGTTTATCGAGGAGCAGTTCCACTATCATGGTGATGTCACCATCGATAAGAATCCCCAAGCCCAAGCCATCCGCACCCACGCCAAAGCCTTGCTATTCAAGCAGCTCCGCAAGGACGCATCATGGCTACGTCCTGGACTGGCAGACTATATGTTGCTGTTCCGTAAGCCTGGCGAGCCAGCGATACCCATCCAGCCCGATATCTCCAATGAGGAATGGATCGAATGGGCGCACCCCGTCTGGTATGGCATGAGAGAAACGGACACGCTAAATGTCGCCCTGGCCCGAGCGGAACGGGATGAACGCCATATCTGCCCCCTTCAGCTACCTGTTATCGAGCGATGTATCCGACTCTGGAGCAATCCTGGCGATGTTGTGTTGAGCCCCTTCGCCGGGATCGGTTCCGAAGGCTACGTAGCGTTACAACAAAAAAGACGGTTTGTAGGGGTAGAGCTAAAGGATTCATACTATCGGGTCGCTTGCCGTAACCTGGACCATGCTGCGACGACCCGACAGGGCCAGATGGAGATGGTATGAGTCGCCCCCTCCGCCGTGGGGTCATGGACTCCGCCTGGAGGGAGATCACCCGCCCGATCTGGGAGACACACCTCCAGGAGGCGGAGACCGAGGGGAATGAGGGCCGGGCTGCATATGCCCGGTGGGGTCTTCACGCAGGCGGGGGCAGGAGTAAAAACAAACCTCCTCTTCTTCAACAAGGGAAGCCACACTGAGAAGATTTGGTACTATGACCTATCTGACCTGAAGGTCGCTAAACGGAAGCCCTTGGCCGCATCTCACTTCGATGAGTTCTTCAAACTGCTGCCGGGGCGAGAAGAAAGTGAGAACAGCTGGACGGTTACGAGGGCGGAGATAGAAGCAAAGAACTACGACCTAAAGGCAGTCAACCCCAACAGGAAAGAAGAAGTAGATACTCGTACCCCAGAAGAACTCCTAGACATCATCGAACAGAAGGGTACTGAGATACAGGAAGCGTTGGCGATGCTGAGGGGATTATAAAATAATTATATTTAGGTTCTATTTCCCTATAGGAAGACTTTGCTGGAGGTCAACCAAGAGAATGTGGATAGAACCTAACGCCTAGGAGTCAAGCCTGCAGTTAATGAGAGGGAATACCACATGCGTATAGAGGAGTTAACGACATGGATGTTCTACATTGGGCTTGGATGCAGACTGACCGAACGACCGGATCATCAAGACCGGTGGACGAGACGGCGGTTAGAATGGCAATAATCGATTACACCCATGACATTGACCGTGCCATCGAACTCGGATATCAAGGTGAGAATTTGGAGACTTCCAACAGTTTTTATCGATACGAGGGCAAGCAAGCAAACCGGAGTGTTGAGTAATTGCATTATATACACTGTTAGTGTACAATAGTAGAGAAGAAAGACGTTAGGAGGATGAAAGGATGATGTTACAGCAACGGGACATATCAATGGAGATGGAACTACGTGGCATTACGCAAAAAAAGACTAAGGCTGATAAATCCTATGCCGATGTCGAGATACAGTTAGACCCTGTATACCGCCGAAAATACCCCGAAACCCTTAAATGCTGGGACTGGGACATGGTGGCGCACCTCGTGGATCAGGCTGGTACTCGGCAGACATTTCACCTCAGTCCAGCAAAGTTAAAAACTAATCAAGACGGTTCTGTTAAAGACGACGATGGTCAGTGGGGAAGTTACGACTGGAAAATCATCGGTGTTGGTGACGGTGATGGTCTACCAGCCTTGGATGCGCCAGTGTACCAACCGCAGCCCAAATGGCATGACGAGCCGTCCGACGATTCCAAGCCCATTTACGCCAACAATGCTGGCGATACGTGGTTGCGCAAGGATCGCTCAATTGAAAGTCAGACTGCCATGTATCAGGCGATAGATTCAGCCAAGTTCCTAACTAAGGAAGCTGCCAATGTCCGAGATACAGTGTTTGAGCAAATCGATGGAGAGCTAATTGTTCACATTGACAAGTTTACCGACATAGTGAAGATGTTGCATCCGGTGTATGTACAAATGATCCGAGAGGAACGGCCTGACAATTGCTGATGTTGTGGACGAAATGTTGGCATTGTAAATCGGATAAACTTAAAGTTGCCGATGGCTCACACATGGTGCTGGAATGTACTATGTGTAGAGCCATCATGGTTGGTGTTATTGCCAACCATCCCAACACCAAACAACGAAATTAAGGAGGCTCAACGTGCCGGTGTTTTATGACCGTGGAGGAAACCCGATCTCGCTGACGAGTTGGACACATAAACTCAACGATCCCGATTACTGTGTCATTGATATCACTGAGTTTGATGACGATCACTCCACCAAAATAATCACTCGATGGACTGGCATTGATCTCGGCATTGTGCCAGCGGAAGATGCTAATCCGAGTCGACATCTTATCTACCAAACTGTGTTGTCGGATGCTCGTGATAACAATATCGTTTATGTCCAGCCCTGGGAAACCGAACGCGCTGCACAACTGGGTCATCAAGCAGCATCCCAAGCATTTACCGATGGACATATTCTGAGTTGCAGCGAACCGCTATCGGTGGCAGCAGAGCAATTAAGTGACGTTGAAAATACAGTTGTTGAACCGTTAGCAGTCGAAACTGTTGTTGAAGAAGCCTTACCAGTGCCAGTGCCAATTTTACCATCTGTTGCCGTGAGCGATGATCCGAACCGTGTGGTTCTTGACCACACGCCAGCTATAGCGTCCGAACCCGTGGTACAAGTGCAGCCATCAATGGCAGCAGGAACCGTAGCAGACTATGTGGATGAAAATCGTGTCGTAATTGCCACTCCGGAAGGGCAGCAAGTGGAACTGCCTGGTACGCATCCCAGAGATCATGTTGAAATTAGACCTCACGCGTTCGACCATCCGGAAGGCGGTATCTTTGACGGGGCTGGTGCGCCACTCTGTTCGCATTGTTGGAATCCTGAAGCATTACATCCCCCTATGTGATCCGTGTGTCAGAATACCAACAACTTCAAAAAGTTTACACTGAGGCGTTGAAAATACGGGATGCACTTATAGATAAGTCTCTACATATTGAGACGGATCAGGACATGAGGAACAATATGATGATAGTGTTGTCCCATTATTT